ATACGGTGTTTTGCTGTAGCTGCTGAATCAGCCCCGTCCCGCTTGCTTTGTCCTCTATATACATGGCAGAGGCGCGGCCTTCTGCACTTGCCCATACATCCTTGGCCAGCGCCAACAACCCCACCGCGTCCACCTTGCGCCTGATTACATTCAGGATGTATATCTTGCCGTCAGCACACAAAACCGCGTCCATGAATACCGTGTAATCATTGCGCTCCCCCGTCTTCATGGCCGTGTCTGCAAATATTGCCCGGCGCTGCTTGGCTGTAGGCGGCTCGCTGTACCGTCCAAACCATTCGCCCTTGAGTAGCCCCCCGCCAAGCGGATTAGGCCGCTGCTGGAACTGCCCGGCCACGGCGTGAGCGCCCATAATCTTTTTGTCGCGGTCTACCACCTCACGGCTAAACCGCACGGGGAATAGCAGCTCGCCTTCTACCGTCCTTGGGTCTTCAAAGCCTATTTTTGTCTTGCATCGCCTGCCCGGTTCGTACTCCATGGGCAACATGAGGTGGTCATAGCCAAAATCGCCGCGTAATATTTCACCGCTTACGTCGTCTTCAGCCAGCCGCTGCATTACGATAATGATGGCACTTGAATCCGGGTTGTTTAGCCGTGTAGGCAATGTCTCGCAAAATACACGACGAGCCCCCTCGAGTGCAGCATCCGAATATGCATCCTCCACACTATGCGGGTCGTCCCAAATAACCCTATCGCCGCGCCGCCCGGTCATACTGGTTACCGCGCAAGCCTGGCGCCAGCCCATCGCCATGTTTTGGAAAAACATCTTCTCATTTTGGTCAGTGGTTAGAACTGTTGGCCATAGCGCCTGATACCACTCGCTTGCCACCAACCGCCGCATGTGCAGATTGTCCCGCGTTGCCAGTTTGGCCTCATGGCTTGCCCCAATGATGCGGTTTGAGCTTTTGCCCATTGGCCCCCACTCCCACGCAGGCCACATAACCCCGACCATCATGCTCTTCATTGTTCCCGGCGGGATGTTTATCAGTAGCCGTGTTATTTCCCCCGCCGTCACGGCCTCTAGGTGCATAGCCATAGCATCAATATGCCAGCCGTGCTTATAAGGCTGTGCAGGCTCTAAGCTTTTCCAAGCGCGCTTAATAAAGTAGGCTAGGCTCTTGCACTCCTCGCGCTCGATGTTTAGCCAATCTTCGTTAGTCAGCTGCATTTTTTAAGCGCAGCAGCTCCTGCCGGGCTTGGCTTGATAGTTTTGTTACATCTAGCGTGATTGGCTGTGGATCTTCTATTTGTGGCATGGGCGACCTAGTCATCATGCCCAGCGCCAGCGCGCTCGAGTCATTCGCCAGTCTAGTCAAAGCACTTACGCCCTTCAAAGCCTCGACATTATCCAGTGGCGCGGCATCATCGACCTTGTTAACCTCAGCATTCGCCAGCGCGTGTAGGCGGTGCGCCGTCTTTGCGCCAAGCTCTGCGGCGCTTGCCAAACTGTTGCTTATGCTGCGCATTTTCTCAGCCAAGCTAATAGCCGTGTACTGTTGAGCCACTGGCAAGGCGGCCAGCGTGGTCTGTGCGTCAGCCAGTTTGAATGCTGCGTTTCTAATGGTTTCAGAAACCTTAGATACTCTTACAGAAACCGAAGCCGGGCTTATATTGAACGCCTTAGCAAGCACGCTTACCCCTTCACCCCCCGCGTGCCTGCGTTCAATCTCGCGCCATTGGTCAGGTGTTAGTTTGCTGGGTCTTGCCATATTGCCATTATGCCTTTGTTTATTTTCATTCGCCCATAGGACAACCCCGAGCCTCCTGACACCCTGTATTTGTGTCTTTGGTGGTCTCAGCCATCCGGTGTGGGCGGCTTTGTCAAATTGACTAAAACTCCATTTTTTTTGCCATCATAGCGAGTCCCAAAGAAGTAAATTAACTTTGCCTCTAAGCATAACGCCTCTGATTCTGTAAGTCCGTCAGCCAACATGACAACAATATCTTTAGAACTACGCCCTGACGCGATAAGCCTCCGCAGCTCAGCGCCGTGACCTTCATTGCGTTTTAAGTCGAACGCCCTTGCACCAGCGCCTTTGCCTATATAAAAAGGCAGTCCTTTGAAGTCAAACTCTCCAATTTTAAAGCCACCTTTTATTGGCTCGACATGAGCGTACACATAGAATTTTTTCTCGCTATTCGTAGCGGGATAGATGCGGTTCCAGTCTTCCGCCACAATTAATGGCAACTGTTTGGCGCGGTGTGGCGACCTAATCGAGTGCGTTCGGTTTAATAGTTTTACGGTGCTATGTGTGGTTTTTTTAACCGACATGCGCCGTCTGTCTATTTCAGTTATGGCTTGAAGGTATATAAGCCTTAAAACCTCATCCGGCAGCTTTGTAAAATCACACCCCGCGGCGCTTTGTAGTTTCATGGATTTTATCGCACCTCATTATTGGTGGAAGTCATTACTGTGACAAGTCAGGCAGGTGGGTAATGAATCCACTTTTTAGCCGCTAAGCCTAGCCTTAACCTTGATTATACATCAAATCGCTCATATTTCAAACAACCGCCCAAAATCTTTGGTTGCCCGCCAAGCATTCGCAGTAACCCTGATGCTCGTTACCATCATCATCCGCGAATGTGAACTCTAGCATCCGCGAAGTTGCCGCCGTGATTTTCACCCAGCCTGCTAGGTGTATCAGCTTAAATTCATACCGCCCGCTCATGCCCGCCGTGTACTCTTTGCTGTTTACTGTTACTGTTTTCAGTTGCATTTTTAACTTTCTGGAATCACGATGGGTTTAATAATTTTGTCTTAAATAACAATGCCGAGTTCTGCGAGTAATTGCTCGTCGTCTATTTCAGGACGTGGGTCTATTTCATTCAATCGTGCCCACAGTGCCTTCAAATAAGCGCCGTGCAGCTTTGCATGCTTTTTCATGCCGAGTGCCTCAGCTAAATTACGTTGCCCACTGAATAAGCAAATTTCTTGCTGTATTTGCCCGATGCTTAGTTCGTTAATGTGCATAATTCACCTTCTGTTATACCCAGCAAAATTGCTGCATGAATGAATTATAACATCATTTTTAATTGATGCGCTACTTTTCACAAAATAAAAAAACCCATAGGCATTTGTTTTTAACCTTGCGGCCTGGGCTTGCCTTTATCACCTTACTGCATTAACCGACCGGTGCAGTCGGGAAAGTGTCGAGGTGCTTCCTGTCCACACCTCAGGCGTGCAGCTCGCCATCCTACTGTTATTCTGGAGCTGGGCAGTCCTGTGGTATTTCTACTGCCACGTAAACCGGTAGGTACACAGGCATGCTTACGCCTTTTACCGTCTTCGGCCTGCCTGCTAGCACCCATCTATCTATGTATATGTCAGACATTGCCCTTGTCCCTGTGACTACATGGCCTCTTGCAATGCCTGTGTGTTTAGCCAGCTCTGTCACCGTCAGGCCGTCGGGGAAGGCCTTTAGCATGGCGCGGATTCTATCTTTGCTCATTACGCGTATCTAGCCAAAATCTCAATATTGCGTTTGATGAAAATATTTGCGTCGCTCACTTGCTCTTCTACAGACTGAGCGCCACCGAAAATGTCAGACTCGCCAATAGTGAGCTGACCCAGCGCGGCAAGGCGCAGCGTTTCGCTGTACTCGACCAAAGCCGCAGCAGCGTTTTTGATGCAAGCCGCCCGATAGTGAGCCGTGTTTTCCAGAGCCTCAATGGCAGCAACCTCATCTTGATGGATTGCCGTCTCAATTTTTTCGTTAATCATGATTTCTACTTTCTGTAATTACATCAAAATCGATGCATGAATGAATTATAACACTGTTTTTGATTGATGCGCTACTTTTTTAAGTTTATTTTCTAGGGGTTTACCCTAATCAAGGATTTTCAATCAGCCACACCCTGTATGGCTCGCGTATCAGCCTATGCCACGCCTTATTTGCCTCGTTGTCGGTGTCTAGCTCGCGGCGGCTGTCGACCGCGCATACGGATTTTATGCAAGCGACCGCCTGCTCCTCAGACTTGACGGGGTATGGCGGCGCGGCGTGCGTCTCACTTAAAAAGTCCCAAAACTGCGGCGATTTGCACCACATCACCGCACGCCTGCAAGCGTCCCCTATTGACTCTTTAGGCGGTTCTAATTCTGTCGAATTCGACGGTTTTGGATGCTCAAGCACACTACCATCACGCAAAGCGGCAATGGCTACCTGTGTCCCCGGCGCTGCAAATAATTTAAATGCGTCCTGAGCT